ATCCTGATAGTAATATGAATCTTGTATATAACGATTTCCTGATACATAACCATCAGTGTTTTTATAATACCCATTATATTTACCAATGACTCCAGGCACAATCTGACCTAGTGTAGTAAATATTTCATGCATTCTATATCCTGTCGCAGCAGTTGTCTCGCCTACAAATTCTTCACCAGGAATAAATTCTTCTTCAGTGAGCATTGAAATCGCAATGATCATATTTGAGCGATTGAAACGACGAAGAACGCCTCTTGCACCTGAAGACAGACCCAATAAGACCTCATTAATTTTATAATCAACAACATCAGAGTCTATAGGATATACAAAAGCTGTTCTGTAGAATTTAGACTCAGTTTCAATGAAAGTAAATTCTAACGGAAATGTATAAGGGAATCCAGCTTGAGCGGATCCTGTATAATCTACACCAAAATTGTTTACTTCGATTTTCTTGATTAATCCAATTGTAGAAGAAACTGGATATAGTTTAGCTCCTTCACCCAAAACAGTATCAATGATATACGTCGGCATTTCTTTAAAAGAATGTCCGATTGAAATCATTCTGATAGAAGTTATCTCACCTGATCCTCCAATACTCTCAATAACTGCTTTAGCTCCTCGACCTGTAAAGCTGCTAAAAGAAATTACATCATTAATGGCATACCCTGCACCACCGTCAATAATTTCCATACTCTCAATTGATCCAGATTCGACGCTGTCAACGACAACATACCCATCTGCACCAGAAGTACCAGTAATCAAAATTTGATCACCAGGAGTGTTATAACGACCATTTTGGAGTATTTCAACATCGACTATGATACTAATGGCTTGACCTTGAACTATTGTCTTCCCGTCAAGTGTCGTACCTAGTACATGTTCATCTTTAAGGAAATGTGTAAAATCGTCTAATGCACTAACTCTTGACAAAACCAATTCAGCAACATTAAATCCATTCGAGGATATGTAGGTTTCTACTCTTTCAACTAAGCCTCTTGCTCTTGAAGAAAGACCTCTGACTTCAGTACCTACAAGGTCATGAACTCTTTCGCCAGCTTCATTATTGGTAATCTTAAGGACATATTCATCCTGCCATTTACCGTCAGACACACGTAATATATCATTAGTAGGATAATAAAGCTCTACATCCTCATTAAATAGAATTCTGAAAAGAAATTGAATGGATTTTTCTGAACCACTAGACTCATAAAATTGTTTTATATTAGCTATAAGATTTCTTTTATTAATTTCAGGTAATACCCCATTACCAAGAGCAGTTATGTAAGTACCTGAAAAGTTTTCTAAGAATTCGAGGGTTGTTCTGTCTATATCATGATAATCGATAATACTAGAAAGAAATTCTGACGCTTCTCCTTCCTGATCCTGATGTTCGTAATATATTTTTATGAATTCTACAAACTTGGGATACTCAATTCTAATGAATTGAGGTATAGTATTTTCTATTAAAGTCGATCTATATTTATGAGCCATTATTTATAATCCCTATTTTCTGCGGTTACTGAGACTGACACTCCTGCAGGTCTCCCGAAATCAAGATTAACAGGTGAACGATCTAGTAAAACTATTTGATTAAAACCAGGTGATATATTTGATACGGCAGGTGTACAATATAATCTTACATCTTCAGTATCAATAGGAAGATTATATATGATAAAAGATAAACCCATTTTACCTGTCAAATAATCTATCTTGCCTATGTCAGAGAACACAATTTCATTAGTAAGGACGTTTCTAGTGTAAAGAGTACCTTTACCATCATCAAGTACTTGTTGTTTAGCGATTTCCCCGACTGACCCTGCAATATTATAATAAGACGAACGCAATGTCCCAGGTACTATTGGATTATTGAATTTTATTTCTCTAGCTTCTAGGACTCCAACTTTAGGAGAGAAATTCTTCATCATCTTCAATGAAGTTATTGAATTTGATATAGACTGTTCACTTGAATCTATAGCTGTAGTCAGTTTTGAAAAATATAACGGTTTATTAAACAACTGAGTATTTTCTTGAAAGTAATTAACTATACCCTCATTTATCAATGTATTGATCTGTCCTCGAGTCCTGGTGGTTGTTCCTATTGCATATTGCACCTTTGTATCAACCAATACATAAATGTAGTCAGGATCAAGTATTTCAGGTATTACAGTCACAACATTATACTTCTTTATTAGATTATTCTTTATTCTTTCCTTGAGTGAACTAGAAAGTATATCAGTATGAGAAGGTTTAATTGCAATAAACACTTTACCGTAAGTAGGAGGTTCGTTATATTCTCCACCCCAAATACTCATCGAATCTATCCAAGGATATTCTGTTAAAAGAAAGTTCTCGTAATCATCAGTGGTAACGGCCCTTGATTGTGCTTTATACATCTTAGGTGCTATATTCTGAACAGATTTTTTAGATTCACGAGAAGCAGCACCGTAAGCAACAACTTTAGTTTCGATTGTGAATGTGTTGTGTCCGTCGATTAATTGATTCTTTTGAAACACAGATAAGTTATTAGCTTCTTCTCCGTGCCTAGATATAATATAAGATAGTTCAATAGTAGAACCTACAGTAGGCTTCCTCCCAATTACATTATCTCCGAAAGTAACTTCATATTCTCCGTTAAGGTTCTCGTGCAGATAATAAACGTTAGAAGTTCTTGTATTTAATGTTATGTTTTCATTTTTGGTGAATTCATTAACAGTAGAACCTGCTATATTTTTCACAATCAAAGAAGTCATATCCGCATCAGTAGACGGTATAACGAATTTTTGAGAATCAGAAGGATCAACAATATATCTAAAAGTAGTATAAAATCCTTCATAGATTTCTACATCCTCAATATAATATTCTCCTATTGCTCCGTTCATTTTAGGATATACTAATAGTTGTTCTTTTGTAGAGAACACAATGCCTTGAGGAGTAATGAAACGAGTCCCTGCAGGCATATTAATATATAAAGGAAAATCAGGTATATCAGTAAATGTAATATTGACTACAGCAACAGCAGTTCTTTTGCTCCGTGGTGTATAACCAACTGATTTCGCTATAGATACAATAGAAGACCGTAATTGTGCTGAATCAATAAACATTTCATTTGCAGCCATGTTAGCCATGATTGCGTTCATATGCGTATTGTTGGATAGTATATCAAGAATTATATTCAGAGCTGATCCTTCAAAATTATAATCTTGAAACGTAGGATCTGCTTTGAAGTATTCAATCAATTTTCCTTTGATCAGATCAAAGTCTAATTCTGTTACTGATATTTCAGCTAAATTACTAGCCATATTATACTCCCTTTAGGGTATTTTAACGTGTAATTTTTAAAAATATATCAACATTACTCGGTTCAAGTGTATTCAAAATAACATAATAAAGAGATATTGATAATGCATTAGATTCAATTCTTGGTTCAATGTCTATTCTAGTCAAATCAACTCTAGGTTCGTGTTTGTTGATTAAAGCAGCTAGTCTTTGTCTTAGTGATTCAGTATTCCCAGGTTCGTCGTAGTTCTCAAATAGCATATCATAAACACCACCTCCTATTTCTGGATGGAAAGGTTTGTCATTTCTATTAAGAAGTACTAGATTCCTTAGAGCTTGTTTTATTGAAGCATCGCCTACTTTAACAGACAAGTCTTTTGTTATTGGATGACGTGTGAAAGCGATATTAATATCCTTAAATACCCTAGACGGATTGTTTTCGATATAATCTTGTTTGAGTGACATATATTTCCCTCTCTATTATTTATATATAAGTTTTAACCGCAGATATGGATAATACCTGGGATAGTTTGTGAAGATTCTATCTCAGTCACTTCATATGTTTTAGGACTTAAAGATATAGAATCTGATATAGAACTTTTTGTAGGTACAACAGCAAGAGAAGAAGGAGAAGGAGAAGGGCCAGGTGGAGGTGTTGGAACAATATAAGGATGATTGCCTTCTGGATCAATAGCAGTCGGTGAGTTAGCATATAATGTACCACTAATTGAAGCATCACCTCCAGTAGACATCCCACCCATTACACTCATTGAACCTGTTATAATGACTGAATCATTAAAATTAGCAGGTCCTTTGAAATAAGAAATGCCTAAACAATGAATATCTTGTGCATCATGAAATATAACACCAGGTGTTATTTTTGATTGAGTAACAGCAACTCCGTTAACTGTATTTATTTGACTTGGAATAGAAGGAATTAGAAGATCAGATAAAGGACCTTTTGTTCCGTTAGCAACAGAGCAAGAAAGTACTATACTAGAATACCCTTCAGAAGACACCACTACAGGAGAAATTACATCTATTTTCATAGGAGAATAACTTCCTGTACCTCTAGTATTTTCTTGTGCTGAAATTGACGTTATTTTGCCACCTGACGAGTCTTTTATGTTTCCATTGACCAATCGTATGTGATTTTTTTCTGTTGCGTCAAGAGTGCTTCCTTTGCTTTTTCTGACTATATCCGAATAACAGGATGTTGAGTCATTACCTCTTGTGATAACAGATTTAACCCCATCAACAACTCGAATATAATCGCCTTCTATGTGTTGCAGGTAATCACCTTTGATATGTTCGTCTTTATTACCTTTAATAGTGACTCGATAATCACCTTCAACATATAAATGTTTATTCATCAAGTCAATTTCAAATCCGTCACCAAAAATCTTACGGACTTCTTTTCCATCGGGGTGAATTTCGAGAAAGTTCTGAGATGTTTTATGACTTCTAAAATATCTTTCTGAACCAGGAGTAGAATCCCATTCTTCAATATGACCCCATTCACATCCATCACAAGTAGGATTATAAGAACCTTCCCATACATGGTTATAGGGATAAATTGGAGCATAAGGGGTGACTGGTTCAGACCATTGCATAGTTGCAGTAGTAACCTGAGACAAAATATTTTCTCTTCTTATGGTAACTGGAACAGGTTCTTTAACATGCTTACCAACTACACCTCTAGCGTGTCGATTAGTATCTGGTTCATTCAGTTTAGAAGTCTGAGGAAAGCATTCAACAGGGTCATTAAATCCAATACTCGATGAAGGAGCGTCTAATGGGATGCCTCCGACTGAACCTATGATTATAGGTTGTTGCTTGTCTTGTCCATCACGATAGAAACCAAATACCCATGAACCTTGTAATAGACCTATAGGAGATTGACCAATTCCATTCATAGAAGGAGAAGTAACAGGCATCATAGGCATGGCCCAAGGCAAAGAATCAGTAGGTATGGCAATCTTATCCTGGGTATGATCTCCTAATACTCGAACTTTAACTCTACCAAGTTTCTCAGGATCTGAAGTACATTCAACCACTCCTTGAAACCAAAAGAAACTTGGTAGAGAAAAAGTTC